ACCTTCTACCCATCAATACCACCTTTCTGACCTCTCGCTCTAGTAGGAATCTCGTGCTTAACTAACCATTGGTTGATAGCGGCAGGGGTCACACCAAATTCGGTTGCTATGTCTTGCATAGTCCTACCCTTACCCAAGTATTCATCCTCTAACCACAGGGGGTCTCGGTAATGCTTAGGCTTGGTCTTATCTACAAGCGTTAAATTAACGCTGTATTGTGCGTTGGTGGCTGTTGCGCCACCTTCTACACCATGCTCTATCATCATTCTCAATGTTGTAATTACATCTGCTATCAAATCTTCATTCACTTATCTCACCTATTGTATGCTTGCTTGGAAAACAAAATCCCCATCTCCAAAATCGAATAGAAGTTTCCATCCCTGTCCGTGTTTGGAAAAGTCTAGTAAATTCAAATTTATTTCACGGTTATAATGCGAGAGAAGGTGCTCTAACCCCCCCTCAAATGTGGCCTCAAAGAAATGTGTAGGTTGTGCATTGGAAATGTAATTACCCGCACTACTGTCTAACACGAGAGACTTGGTTTTGCCCTTGAGCATCTTCCCTGTCTCTACTGCTAAACCACCATCAGTAGCCGTGAAAACATAACGGTTAATTTTCTGTCCGTTCATGGAATCACACCTAACCGCTTCGTAAAGTGTGACTGCATCTACTTTGAATACAAACGCCGACTGTATCTTTTCATTCTCACCTTTGTAAGTCCAAATACCCGCACCATCACGAACCAAACGAGAAGCAATGTCCTCAGAAGCCTGACTCCATTCGCTAAGAGTCTTGGGGTTGTGTGGGTAGGCTAAAGCGTTAGCAGACGCACCAAGCGTAGTCTGTTTGTTAGACGACTTTATGCGTAATTTATCTCCGTCTTGAGTTAAGGACACAATGTTGGCGTGGTATTTTAACGCACCTAACATCGTATCAATGTCGGTAATATGGAAAGTGCCTTCATCGTTTTTGTTATCCGTGTATGCGGAGAACCTACTAACAGAAGTAAGACCGTCTTTCACTAACGAAGTCACGGTAGCCTTACCGTCTGCACACTTAACAATGCAAGACAGCACTTGGTCTTGTGCTTTGCCGCCAACGGTCTGCGTTCTTTTGACCTTATTTAGTAAGAGGCAAAGGCTTTCATTGCTTATCTTCATCCTTACTCACCTTCTTCTCTTGAAGGAAAGGAAGGCCGAACCAATCAACCTTACCATTCTTTACAGACAGAACCGTGTGAGTAGAACCAACATATTCCATGTTGCTTCCTTTCATCTCTTCAATAGTAGCCTTGACGCACCACTCCCCTTCATTGAGGCTTTTGTCTCCCTTGACTCCTGCGGCCATGTCTGCTTTCTTCATGTATCTACTTAGGAATATCTGCTGAGAGAATCGGCGCATAGTGCCTTTCTCCCAATCGGGTCTCTCCCCGACAGTCATTAGAACCTTCTTGCCTGTGCCGTCATCCATATACTGTTGAACGGCCTTCAAGTGGAAGGTGTTGAAAATCTTAGAGACAGGTAGAGCGTGTAGTCTGTCGAGAACATCTCGGTTCAGACGGTTGCGCTCTCGCCACTCCTTTTGGTTGAATGAATCATCTTCATTCTCAATAATACCCTTAGCAAGTAGAGACTGTCGCATAGCAAATTCACACCACTTAAGGAATGTTGAGCCACCATCGAAAACAATACCACCCCACGCATCAGGGTCAGCCTCAATATCTTCTGCTAACAAGTTAATGAACCACTTGGTCTTATTCACAAGAGCCATGTGGTCTATTGAATTATCATCGTGGTAAATGGAATCATCGGACTCATCTAGTAGAGGAATAATACGAATGTTATCATTATCAGGATACACATACTCGACAGTAGAGCCTGCCGAATTATCAATATCCAAAATCGCTACCTTCTTTCCTTCCTTAATCTCCTTATCCAAGAGTGAAAGGGCAAGGCCTGTCTTACAAGCATTCTCATGCGCTACAAGAGCCATCCTATACTTCTGTGGGGTCTGCTTTGACCCATCCAATAAATTACGGTAGTAATCTCTATCGTAGAGTGTAGTCGGTGCTTGCTCTACTGCTGTCTTCTTTACGCTAGTCGTCTGTCCTGCTCCCCAAGTCATAATTCAATCACCACCTATCCGCATATAAACCTAATCACGCGGCAACGCAACCATAGCATCACTTAGTAATACTAGGGTCGCAATGGAGACTGCGCTTCGTATGGAATTAACTACCACATCAACGGGGTCTGTAATACCCTGCTCTATCATATTGACCCACTCTCCTGTCGCCGCATTGAATCCTATATCCTTATCGTGGGAATAGGCATCGTAGCCCGCATTCTCACAAATTAGTCTCATGGGCATAGAAAAGGCCTTGCTAATCAAAAGGCTCTCACTACTTTGCCCGTAATAATTAGGGAGAACACCACCGCCCGCAATAATCCCATTGCGTTGGGCCGACCTTACGGCATTAACCGCGTCATCAATTCTCTCCTTCTTCTCCATCATTTCTACTTCGCTGTTAGCGCCTACCATAATGGAAGCGACACCATTCTCAAGACGGGCTATTCTTCTAGCGTATGTCTGCTTATCCCAATCGTTGTCTGCTTCCTTCATCTGTTGTTGCAAGTTTTGTGTATGAGACTCTACGGCATTGACCGAGTTTTCTATCACACAGGAGTCTTTCTTACACACTACTGTATCTAAGTGACCCAAAGGAAAATCCTCAAAATCTATGTTCTTGAGAGTCTTACCTACACTCTTGTCGAGTATTTCACCACCCGTAATTGCTTGTATATCCTCAGCCCACGCCTTTTGTGTATCTCCCATACCTGCTAGTTTAACCATAGTAGCATTTATCTTACCTTGAACAACATTTATCAGTAGGTTAGGAAGGACTGCGGGGTTGTAATCTCCACAGAAAATAACCAAACCTTTGTTCAATTTAAGGCACTCTTCCATCACAGGAATTAGGCTTTCAAATGAATTTATTTTATCCGTTGTAATTAGGACACTCGCGTTGTTAATTGAGTCGGGGAAGTAGGGGCTTATTGCTCCTGTCTGTAAATCTAACCCGTCTGTTATCTCGTAGTAAGTCTCATAACTACTACCATTCTTCAAAGCAATAGCGCCCTCAGAACCAATCTTACTCATTACTTCTGCAATCAATCGTCCTAATTCTGAGTCGTTGTTGGCCGCAATAGTAGCAACATCAACCAATTCCTCATCATTCTCACACGGTCTTGCGCTTTCTTTAATCTTTGTAATTATGTCTTCGGACTCTTCCTTCAATTCCTGTGTTATTTCAAGCGGGGAAATGCCGCGCTTGACTAACTCCATGCCTTCGTTGCATAGAGCCTGTGCAATCACAGTAGCAGTAGTCGTTCCATCACCGGACTTATTTTGAGCCTGTTCTGCAACCTGCTTAATTAGGTCAATACCCATCTGCACATACGGGTCGGGGTCATTAACAGCCCTTGCTATACTGACTCCATCATTAAGTATGAGCGGGTAGGAATCTTCCTGCTCTATAATCACAGTCCTTGCGTTAGCGCCTAGTGTGCCTTTGACTGCGTTAGCAACCTTATTCACACCTTGTAATAATTTAGCGCGTGCATCCTTACCTGTTAAAAGCGTTTCTTCCACCATGCTGATACTCTCCTTGCAAACATTCTACCTGCTTTCACACTACCGCCACCAAGTCATATTCTTTCACGGCTATAATTCCGTCTCCTAAGTCAGCGCCCCCATCATAGGAAGCATCAGGAGCAAGCCTAACCTTGTCTCCTATCGAGAGACGAGTAGTAATCCTATCACCTATGGAAAGAACCTCATAGTCATTCGACTCACCGAGTATGAGACCGCTTGTGGTCTCGTCAGTTTCTTTAACCCTTGTAAGTAGAATGTGGTGGCCTAATGCTCGCATCAATCCCACCCGTCACCTTCTACGGTGGCGGGTTCGGCCATAGCCTCTACTTCATCGTAGGGCCACCATCCATTCACAGACAACCTTTGCTCATCCGTATCGCGGGTTCGCCATGTTTGTCCAATTAGTAGAATCTTTGTTCCAACGGCGAAATCCACACGGAATGCGTCAGACGCACCAACATAGACTTCAACGACAGGGGCGGAAGAAGAAATATCCAAGTCAGCACAGACAAGTGTATATCCCCCATTGTCTCTAGGGTCAATGTGTATTACCTCAGCAGGAACGCTGAGAATCCTATCCCACCACCCATCAGAACCGTTGAAATTATCATAGTATGCGCGTAGGTCATCGAGACTGCTAAGCAAGTCCTCTCCGTCCAAGTATTCAGCCATCAAACCCATAGGGTCAGACTCAAATATGTTTGCAACACTAGGTGAAAGGGTCACATCAGTCATGTCTGCCTTCACATAAGCACGCACGCCATCCTTACCTAATCTTAGCGCCATAGTTAGTGGCGTGAAGGTAGGGTATTGAATATCTGCGGCATTGCTTTGTGCAGTCACCGTCATAGCCTTCCAAGCATCGTTGCTTCCCTCAGCCCTGCCGAAGAAGAGCGAAGTGCGCTCTCTCTCGTTCTGTGGGCGTGGGTTGCCGAATTTGAAATTCTTGTCTCCGCTTGGGAAGGTCTCGTTCTTGCTATCCCAAACACAATAGAAGTGTGTAATACCATCCAATTGCATAGCGTTGGAAGGTAATTCACTTACAGTAGAAGTATCAGAACCGAAGAAGTCCTCACGCGCGTATCTAGTAAATGTTCCATCGGCGTTATCGGTGTAAAGGACAATTGACCCGTTATCTACGAAGGTCATCCTTACTTCCTCAGAAGCATTCATCAATTGGCTCTTCATCTTGTTGTAGAGAATCTTACCCCACTCCTTTGGGCGTGGAACGCTTACAAACATTCCTTCCATCTTGGTTGCGCCGGAGCGAGCGAGTCTTGCGTTAGCGTTGCGAATCTTACTACCTGCTACCTTAAGTGCTAGTGCGTAAGCATCCTCTTCACTCTTACCCGCTTGTATCCATGCTTCGCGCTGTTCCGCGAGCACCGCTTCTGTCTGTGCCTTCAACGAAGCCACATCAGTATTCAATGTCTTGGCTGTCCTCTCAATTATCTTCTCGTCAATCATGGTATCTACCTTCTTGTTCTATCCACCGCTTGTTCTATCCGCATATAAACCTACGCTCCTAAACACATTCTAACGAAATTAGCAACGACTATTTGCGGTTCTACGCCCGCAATAAAGTCGCGCTCCGCCGTGACTGCGGCATCTATTACCGCTAATTTAGACGCTACGCGCGCGTTGGAATCTACCGCGTGTGTGAATACTCTACGCACACTTCTTCGGGGGTCGAAGCCATCAATACACTTCAAGGCTTCTTCGTAATCCTTCTCTCGGAATACTAATGTAAGGAAAATGTTAGGGTCGAATTCATCATCTATCAATGAATTAAGGAATGAAGTTTGTGTGCTTGGGGTTTTCAAAGTATTGAAGGCTTGTAGGCAGTTAATCGCGGCTCGCAAATCACCTTTATGAGCGTCAATAATCATGTTCAATTGCCCGTCTGTTATCTCTACGCCTTCTCTACCCACTATTGTTAGTAGGCGCGCCTTCATATCCTCATCACTAATTGGTTTGAAATGTAAAACGCGACAGCGTGACTGCAACCATTGAGAGACCTTGCTTAAATCATTACAAGTTAGAATGAAATACCCTGTCGCATTCTCAATGACTCCTTTGAGGGCGGACTGTGCCGCCGAAGTCAATTGGTCTGCTTCATCCAACAGAAAAATTTGGTTGAAATTTCCTGTCCGAGACATAGGTAGTAATTCTTCTTCTACGAATTCTATACCCCTTGTCTTCTTACTGCTCGCGTTGAAAGTGTGAAGTGTAAAATCATATCGTTGTGCTAAGGCATGAGCAAGACTTGTCTTGCCTGTTCCCGCTTCACGGCTATGGAATATCATGTGGCCCATAGAGTCTAAGGAGTCAAGAATATGCTCTTGCCCTACTATCTCATCAAGAGAGGGTCGGTGTTTAGTAGCCCAAATATAGGTCATGTATCTTCCTCGTAGGTGGGGGGAGTGGCTTTTCCAACGGCTCGCATTTCTTACTTGGATGAGTTAGAAATTTCAGGTGCTTGGATATGGTTTGGACTACCCCAAATGTGTAGCCTCGCCTAAGACAATGTTAGTTTCAAATGGTTGGTAGAATGGACTCCCATAAGTATTTTCAAGTGTCGCTTATCTCACCAAACCAAATTACGCCTCTTCGGTCTCTCCCCCCAAACCACACTCTATCTATCCGCATATAAACCTAATTATGCGAATTTTCTTTCTATCAGTATAGCGTTAAGGAATCTGTATAGGGTAGCCATTTCGTGCTTGTATCCAACAGGATTTCGTGAGTCTGTCTCAAGCCCCGCCAAAATACCTAGAGTCAGACCACGAATGAACTCAACCGACCACGCATCGGCCTCTTGAAGATAGGACATGATATACTCATACTCTTCCTCTTCATAATCTAAGGTGAAATCTACATCAGCGAGATAAGCCACGCAATCTTTGAGATAAGCAATGTGTCTTGAGTTTTCCTCAGTCAAAATATCTGATAACAAGGGGTCTGTTCCAAAAGCCCCCATAGAGTGCATAAATTCTAACACAAGTCTCACATCATCTTCCATGCTTATTTCATGGTTATAGTGTGCTATAATCTATCCGCATATTAACTCATCGTCTAATACAATGCAAACAAACATTACTATCAGGGGGAAAGACGCGAATACGCCCGCATTTACATTTCTGCGAATCTTTTTTCTGCTGTGGAGTCATAACCGTCAAGGAGCGAGTAAAGACAATATCTTCTTTACTCCTGATTAGTTTTCTATCAATGTCGTAAATTAAATGCTTGGCCTTTGTTCCGATAGCATTTTCTACTTGCTCAGAACCAACGGCCACCACCTGTGGATTCTTAGACATTAACGCGCTCAGACTATGGGGAGAAGGAACGGTTCTAACTGATTTTTTCTTGCTTAGTAGGTCAGCCATGCCCTCTTTCGTCATTTCGCCATACTCGTATAGTATATCCACAATTATTCTGCGTATGCGCCTATTGTTCGCACTCATGTATAGTCGTGATACTTAAGTGTATTTGAGAGTATTGATTAGTCATCCTGCCCCATAAACATTGAAGCATAGAAGAATTCACCTTCGTCTCCTTCTTTTTTGTATTTGTGTGTCGGAACAACACTCGCAATTTCATGTAATAATGCCCCCCATACTGCCGCCAAAAACATGATTAGTATAGGGATAATACAACACAAAGCCAAAATCAAATCCATTCGTTAGCCCCCACTTTTGTTTTGTTAATGTTCTTTGGAATCTCAACCGCCTTATCTCGTATCTCGTTGGCGGCAGAATCATTACCCTCTATAATTTCCTTCCAATACTTGTCGGTTTGGCGGAAGGGAAGGGGAACATCTTGAACATCTTTGTTCTTTTTCGGCCACTTTGTCTTCTCATGTGAGGCTTCTACCCCGTAAGCAAAAATAGCCCTTACATATTCATCGGGTAATTCCATATTTGCTTGCGCAATGCGTCTCCAAAGAGCAATGTCGTCTCTATTTTGCCTTAGAAAAGCAAGACCATAGGGAATTGGTAATTCTCTTATCGCATACCACACTCTCTTGCGGTCTTTCCAAGAGAGCATAGCCATCACATCGTTAAGGTAGGAGCGCCCCTGTCGGGTAGCCCACTCATCAATAATGACGGAATCCTGTAAGTCTCCGGTAATTACGGGCGGTTTTTCGGTGCAAACCACCAATCTATTACCGACATACGGAAGCCACGCTTCAACATCTTTCTGTGTGAATCTGTCCGTGCGTAGAATGTAAGTGGTATCGGGGTTAGAGGGCGGGGTATCTATTTTACCCGTCATAAGAATGTAATTACCAACCATGAATTTTTCATCATCATTAGTAAAAATAACTACTCCCAAATTTTTTCCCCCTAATTTTCTTTACCGTCTATATATACAAAGGGGTCATGCGCATAAACATAATCGCACAAGCGCCGATACTGTGAGTCGGACAACAACCACGCATCTCTAACTGCTTTAGCCGTTAAAGAGTAGCCGTTGTTAGACCAAAGAATCTTACCGTCTCCGAGAACACCTACTAGACCATCCTCTATCATTGCTGTAATAAGTAAAGGCCATTCGTCCTTGTATATCGGGCGCTTGAACAAATACCTATTTGTCTTGCTTCTCCATTGCTTCATCTAAAGGACTCCCCTCTTTCTTGTAGGTCTTTACGCTCGCTCTCGCACCTTCCGGCCACTTAGTATTCATAGTCAAATACACAGAATACTCGTTGCGCGGACTGTCTTCATCGTTGCGCTTCCACACAATACCATGCTCTAAACACTCAAGGTATTCCAAAGCCTTAACTTCTTGTGCGAAAAATTTAGGGGGCATTCTTACTATATTCCATCCGTCTCGGAAGTAATTGTATCTTCCATCTCTAGCATGACCCGTGACTTTGAAGGGCATAGAACCTATACTCATTCTATCACCTCGTAATCAACATCAATCACATTAGACGGGGCTTTCAGCGCCGCCATTCTCAATTCTATATCGTCTAACAATTCAGGGTGGTGCTTCAAAGTATCAACAAGTATGCCGCTTAAATTATTCATCTGCGCTTGCGCGAGAAGTAATTGGGAATCAACACCAATCTCCTTCTTCAATTGACCTACTAATTTGAGACTTGAGTTAGCCTGTCCTATGAGTCTTGTGGCGTCAGCAACGAAGTCGGAAGTAATGCCGCCATGTTGCTCCTTTCTCTCTTCTAACTCATCCAAGTAAGAGCGTATTCTTATTACAATATCTTCTGCTGAGTCGAGCGTGTTAATGGACTGCTCTCTT